GGTTCATGTCATTTTGGGCTGAATTTGTGAAAGGTAAAAATTTCATTAATTTAGCTGACCAATTTGACTGTGAACTGGATGGGACCCGGATGAGTGGGGAGATGAACACGTCATTGGGCAATGGCTGGTCAAACTTGGTTCTTTTTATGTTCTCATTGCATGAAAAGGGGGCCACGTGGGACCAGATTTTTTCCGATGAAGTTTCTGGATTCGTGGAGGGTGACGATGGGCTGTTTAGAGTGCCCGTTGAAATTACGCCTACAACAGAGCAAATGGCCTCTTATGGTTTTTGTCTCAAGATAGGCTCCACACCTGACATCACAGAAGCTTCATTTTGCGGCCAGGTTTTTGATCCTGAAAACTTGGTTGTGATGACCGACCCTGCTTTAGCTCTAATGAAGCTTGGTTGGGCTGGAAGAAAATACCTTTGCTCTAAGTCCAGTACAAAGGATGAGATTCTCTTATCAAAGGCTCTAAGCACCCTGTATCAATACAACGGGTGCCCGGTGATAGCACCGGCTTGTCAGAGAATCATTGCCGTGTTGAAGGGAAGAGGTGTTCTGCTAACGGATAAAGCGAAGAATGCTATGGGCTGGTACAAGGGACAGATCCTAGAGTGTGCACAAACACTCGACTGGGATATCCTACCAGTGGCACGTAGCACTCGCTTCATTATCCAGCGGTTGTACGGGATAGAAATTGACACACAGATGGAAATTGAGGGCATATGCAGTGGGTGGCAGTATGGAGATAGCGTTAAGTTGCCATTTCCAGCGCAGTACGACATGTACGCTGACTGTTACTACGAATATGTTTCCAATCCACGACCTGTCAATCAACTAGCTCGTTTTGAACACTATTTGGAACTTCAAAAACATTTTTTGACTTGTGGCGCTTTACGGCTCCCCACATATCATAAATTTAATTCTAAAACTTTCCCGGCCTAGGGTGGCGCCCTAAATCTGGCACACGGGCCATAATGGTATTACGTAATACGTATTCCCGTGT